GCACCAGCTCATTGCCATTCACCGCAAGGTGTTGGTCTCCGGGGTGTTCCCGGTACATCCAGTAGGCGACCCGGCGGCCGATACGGTCGACCTCGATGCCTTGGCGTATTACGTTACCGTTGCTGGCCACGCCGTTGTAATGCGGCGGGCACTGCTCCGATTCGATCAGCTGGATCTGCAGTGGCACCGGCAGCCCGTCCTCGGGCAGGCGGAATCGAAGGCGGGCGAACACTTCACCGGCCTCCTTCCACTCACGCCAGGACAGCGCCTGCAGCCCACTCCAGTCCAGCACCCCGTCAGCATCGGCATACTTGCCCCAGCGCAGCCACAGCGTGGTGACGCGCTTCTTGTGCTCCTTGCTACCCCAGATCGGCTTGGCCTGGATTCCGGTGGCGATACCGTTGGACACGCTCTTGTTGAGCGCGCTGACCATCCACGGGTCATTGCGAGCCAGGTGTCTTGCCCTGGCCAGTAGCGTCGGCAGGCCCTGTAGTGCTGCATTGGGCCCGAGCGAGGTCGGGCGGAACGTGCGCAGGCGCCGGCCATTGCCGGCGGCGCGGTAGCTGCCTTCGGCGATATCAGACATTACCGGTCCCCGACTGGTAGAGGCGGACAACGCGACTCCGACCACGGCCACCGTTTGGCCCCTCGCCCAGCTCCTCACGCATCTGCTTCAGTAGACGGCGCATCTCGCCGAGGCCTTGGTAGGTAACGGTGCGGTCTGCGTAACGGACACTCAGCACCCCGGCCGCGATCGCTGCCTCCAGCGCCACGGCCTGCTCTTTGGTAAATGCCATATCAACGTCCCAGGTACTTGCTGCGAATGAGGCGGCGCGGCCGTGCACGCGGCAGGGGGGCCGGTGCGACGTCATCGGCCCTCACCTCGGGGTTGTCGTCCCATGCCGCGGCCCAAAGCGGCGGCGCGGTCCAATTGATAGCCGGAACCTTCAGCCACAGCGCCATGCCCTCGGCATAGCCGCAGAGGTCGAACGCCTCGTTGCGGCGCTTGGCAAGGTTCTCCCAGCCCCGTGCCGTCCGCGATTCGGCCGTCAGCTCGGCGTAGAACGCCTCCGGCAACCAGTCCGGGAAGTGGTAGTAGCCCGGCCCGGGCTCTGCCCGCTTCACGTTGGCGTCCACGGTGTCCTTCAGCCTGTCCGCGTTGAGCAGCAGCTGCGGCACATCTCCCTTCGACCCTGATTTGCGGTCCCGGCGCTTGCTGCTGTCGGGGAAGGTCTCGCGAAACAGTCCTCCTTCGCGGCGCGCATCGCCCTTGATCAGCCTGACCCTGGCGTGCAGCTTCCGGGCCTTGAGCGAACGCCAGAACTCCAACGCTCGCACCGAGGTGCCCGCCTTGCCACCCCAGTCGATTCCCGTTGCGTGCACTGGCATGCTGCGGCCGGTGCCGTCCGACAGCGGGTAGCGTCGGCAGATCACCTTCTCGACCAGCCGCTCCCAGTCTTCCAGGTACTTCGGTGGGTCCAGTGGTAGGAAGCCGCCGGAGCCGTCTTCGCGCTTGGACGTGCGCAGGGTGAAGTAATCCACCACCCAGCGCTCCAGTTTCCCGGATTGCCCGATGCCAAAGCCCAGCACCAGCACGACGAACCTGTTGGCCTGAACGTCGACCTCGCCCAGCAGGAAACGCACACCCGCAGGCACTGCGCCAGCCGGCCAAACCTCGGCGCGCTCCTGCATCTCGCTCGGGTCACTGGCCGAACGTGCCGCCATCGGCACGTAGTTAATTGCGCCGTCCACGTTGTGGGTGGTCTTCAGCGGCCGCTCTTCACCGGTGGTGGCGAAGGTGCGCAGCGCCTGGAGATAGCGCTCGATCAGCGATTCCCACGACTGGTAGGCCGCCGCAACACCACCCAGCCAGTAGCTGGCAATGCGTGCCTCCGGCCGTTCACCGGTGACAGTGCCGTCGGCGTGGACCACCTGGCCCTCCGCAGCCCACACGCCGCTGCGGTTCATCCCATCCTTCCACCGGTGCTGCAGGCCGACACCGCAGTGCGGACAGTGCAGCAGCGAGTAGTGCCGCGCCATCTTCTGTACGTCGTCCAGAACCACCCGCTCGAGCAGCTCCTCCATCGGCGGTAGCGCGAACCCGTCGTAGCCTGGCGCCGCCTGAAACCGATCACCGCACTCCGGGCAGGGCCAGTACCAGCGCCGCCGGTCGCCACGCGCATACAGCGCCGCGATGCCGGCGGCCGGTGGACCCTGGTGCGGATGCAGCGGCTTCCAGGCGCCGTCGGCGTAGTCCGTTGCCGGGCTCGACTCGGCCACGACCATACCGGCCGACATGTAGGTCTGCGTGCGCTTCAGGCCCAGGCCGAAGCATTCATCGATCGTCAGGTCGCCGGTGTAGTTGTCCACGTCCGTCATCAGCACGTCGTGGATGTCCTTGCCCGACAGCACCGACACCGACGGCCAGCCCATGCGCAGCGACATTCCCGACCGGAAGAACTTCAGCAGGATGTTGTCGTCGTGGGCACGCGGGCTCAGACGGGATCGCAGCTCCGGGCTGGCGGCTACGCAGCGGGCGATGCGGGTCTTGCTGTAGTCCTCGGCAGCATCCTTGGACATCTGCACAACCATGGCATCAGCCGGGTTGCACGTAATCAGATAGGCCAGCCGCGCATCGATCAGCGAGATGGTCTTGCCCGACCGCGCCGGGCCAACGAACACCACCGCCTCGTAGTGACGGCTACCGGTCATGTCCAGCGGCTCGACCATGTACGGAGTCGTGTCAGGATCCCACGCGCCGGCCGCGCCGGCGGCGTTGGCCACCTGCAGCACCTGCGCACCTTCGCTCACCCTGATGCGACGCGGCGGCCGGATCATCTCGGCAACGCCTTGGCGCACGCTACGCGCTGTCGCGTACGTCGTCATCGGTAATGCCCTCGTACATGGATTGTCGGACGCGATCGCACTCGTCCTGGACCTTGACCACCTGCTCGGGCGTGAGCCCTACCTTGCGCTCGAGCACATCGGGGAGCGTGTCGAAGAACTGCACGATCTTCTTCACCAGCTGAGCGTAGTCGGCCTCTACCTCCGCTGCCGGCACCAGCTGACCGGTGGTCGATTCGACCTTCAGGCGCTCGTTCTCTGACTGGTAGTAGGCGCGGCGCTCCATTGGCGGAAGATCGCGAGGATCGACAACGCCATCGGCGCCGATCGCGCCAGCGACCTGGTTGACCAGTACCGGCGCAGCATCGGCCAAGCGGTACACATCGTTGCCGTTGCGCTTGGCCAGCGGCGAAATCCCGGCCTCCTTCAACCGCTTGCTGGCCGTACGACGGTCCATACCGAACTCGTCCGCCAAGCGCGCAACGGACCAGCCCTGAGAGAAGTCGCGGATGTCGCCCATGTCCTACTCGATGTACAGCGTGTACAGGTCAAAACATGCAGTTTTCACCGGGGGAAAGTGGAAATTCGAGAGAGCTGTGGTGGAGCATCAGAAGGGCCGAAAAACTGTCTTTGACCGGGGTCCGAATTCCCCCCGGTGGCTCCGGACGTTCCCCGGGGCCCCAGCCACGTTCCACGAACCGTTTCACGACAAGCGCCCGCTACACGACAATACCCTCTGAGCCTTGCGCGTACGCTGCCAGCGCGCAGTCCGATACAGGTGGGCGAAGGCGCTGCCTCCAGCTTGTCTGGTACGCCGCCCAACGCCGCCTTGCCCAGCCATCACTCCGACCCTGGGGGCGATCTACCACCCAGCATTGTCACGTCGACGTGGACTTCACCGGGGTTCCGTGCGGGCGGAGGCAGCGGGTAGCCACCACCGCGACGCGATCGCTCCCCCAGCCAGTACCGCACCGTGGTGCACATCGCGTCCACGATGAAGCACAGCCCGATGACAGCAGCGATGCTCACCAGGCCCTCTACCCAGTTCATGCCACAGCCTCAGCCGGGAACAGGGGCATCACCACCTGCGCCTCCAGCCAGGCCAACTCGCGCTGCAGCCCAGCCTTCTCGCGCTTCCGGTTGTTCATCAAGCGCGATCCGTAGGCGCCCTTGGCAGCAGAGTCCTTCTCCGCTACCTGGGCGGCCTGAAGCTGCTGCCAGACCGACATAGCTCGGCGCTGGCCAGTCCGCAGCAGCTCATCAATCTGGAGATCACACCAGACTGCGAACTCCGTGCTCAGCCATCGGGCGAAGTGGACCGCCAGCTTCGGGTGGAACCAGGTGCCACCGCCCCTGCCGCGAGTCGCCCGGATCAAATC